CACTCTTGTAAACATGCTGGTCATCAAAATCTATAGCTTCATTAGACATATTTTCTGCGAACCAGTTTTTGATTTGCTTGAAAGACGGTTCTTTTATTTTGTCTTTTCTTTTCAGGATTAATTCAATTGTTCTCTCGATAATCCGTAATGTTTCTAATCCTAGAAGATCAAATTTTACCCATCCAAAGTGTTCGAGATGTTTATAAGCGGCACCTTCAACCCATGGAGTCTGTAGTTCCCCACGAGCCATAATCAAAGGCATTCGTTCAGCAATGTTTTCTGATACAATTACTCCACCGGCGTGTCTACCGAGAGCTTTATTCTGCTTGAAAAGAACGTCAATAGGTTCCGCAATCTCCGGATGTTCTTTTATAAATGCTTCGAATACTCGAGAATATTTTAATGCCCATTCTAATTTAGCTTCGACTGGACCGTTCACTTCTACTCCGTCACTTCGAAGTCCAGTTCTTATATCTCTATCAAGAGATGAAAGTACTTTGTTGACTTTGCTAAATTCTATTCCATAGAACCGAGATATATCTTTGACAAGAGACTTAAGTTTGAATGTGTTGTAGTTCGATATGGGTACGATATTATGGGTTCCGAATTTATCTCTCATCAAGTCAATTAATAGATCTCGGTCCCCTACATCTGTATCGATATCTGGCATATCTTTTCTATCCGGAGATAAAAATCTTTCGAATAAAAGTCCATATTTTAGTGGATCTACATCCGTGATGCCAAGAACATAGTTTACTAATGAGCCGGCGCCAGAACCTCGACCTGGCCCTACAAACATATGTTTACTTGCCAAATCAATAATTGCTTTTGTTGTAATAAAGTATTCGGAAAATTGTTTTGATTTAATAACGGTTAATTCATATTTCAATCGGTCAATATATTCTCTATTTTTATGCAAGCCTTTTTTTATTAATCCAGCCCGACATTCTTCGATCAATGCTTGATCGGCTGTTTTGTTTTTTGGGATTACATACGACGGAAGTTTTTGAGATCGATCGGGCTGGATGTCTTCAATCATTTCGTATGCAATGTAATGTGTTCTTTCGATGGCTTCACATACTTCTTTATCATCATAAAAATCCATGCCTTCTGTTGTCTTTTTGTAAGAATCCCAGACTTGGTCTGCGTTTTTTGGATAAAGTTCACATTTGAGATCTTCAATAGATTTTGGCAAACTATCTGGGGAAAACTCTTTATGGTTCATCCACCCAAGTTTTTTATAAAGTTCTCTTTCTTTCCAGTGGCTAGGTTTTGAATAATGAGAATCACATGTCACAATAAGCTTATCAACTAAGTTATTTTCTCGTGCAAACTCTATCAAAACTCTATTAACTAAATGCTGTGCACCAAGCTTGTTGAACTGTAGTTCAAGCATAACACCTTCGGCGCCGATGCTATTTACTAATTGGTTATATGCTATTTTAATATTCGGCATTATCTTTTTTCGAAGATCCGGATTGTCCAATAAACCAGCATGAATATTATCAAATTCGATGCCCTCGAGTTGTTTGAAAACCTCATAACTTAAAGGCCCTCCCAAACACGCTGTGGCGACCATGATATGTCCACCTGCGGCAGCTTCTTGTAACATCTTGTAATCAACTCGTGGAAAACGATAAAAGCCTTCTTTGTATCCCCGAGAGACAAGGTGAAAAAGTCTCTGTAGCCCTTTAGATGTTCGTGGAAGAACGACTAAGTGGTGACGTCTTTTTATAGGGTCAAAAAATTTATTAGACTTAGTCTCTTCTTCATTTTCAACAGTAAGACCTACATCTTCTGTTGCTTTGTCCTCAACGTCAGCATCAGAACCTAGAGAACCTGTGATAGCTCCTAATTCTGTACGTAGTTCCTCGAGTCGTTCAATTTCGGCTGTATCTCCTTTCTTTTTTGCTTTGCGCAAATCATACTCTACTTGCCATAAATCTAGATTCGGGTGAACATACATTTCACACCCGGGTATAAATTTAAAATTAGCACCGGCTTTGTTTATTTTTTCAACATGAAGCTGGGCATGCGCATAAGAGTTCATGTGTCCATGATTGGTTATAGCCATGGCATTCATGCCGTTACTTCGTACAAAATCAATATGGTCTTGCGGATAATCTAATCCGTCAAATGTGGAAAATCCATCGTGGGCATGAAGCCCCACAAATTTAGTTGGTTTCATTTATTCCCCTTTATGGTTTGGTTGGTTTTTTATTTACTGTTGTTTTCAAAAAGCAAAAATAAATCCCGGCTATTAATACTACCGAAAATATTCCGTGCTTGATCGAATGCTTTATCTTTTTTCTAATCGATTGGTCTATACTTGAAGCTCTATAGGGCTCTTCCCATGGTTGCATAATACCTCCTCTGCCTATATTAATATAACACTACTGAATAAGGTTTACACAGAATTTTTATTCTAATTCATGATTAACTATTTGAGAAATTATAGTCTGTCGTGGTGGGGGAGACTTACCCTTTGATTGAAATACGTTATTGATTAATTGTATTCTAACCTCGAGGTTGTCCCAACTAATTCCCCAAAGCCAAGTAACAGATTTTTGAATCTGTTCGATCGAATTTACAATTTTAGAATATAAGTTATTCAGCATATTTAACTGTTCATTAAAGTTGATTTTTTCAGTATATACTCCAACTGTTATTCCTAAGAAAAGTACCTCGTCATATTTTTTTTCATTGATAGCCTCTTGTACTTGCAAAACTACTTCTGCTCGATATAATTTTTCTGGAATTGGGATATCTAAATTTGCCAGCATGTCTGGGTGACATTTTCTCATAACTGTTCTATAAACTTCTTTAACCCAACTTGGCCTTTGATCAACTTCAATAGTTTTTCTAGTTTTGTCTAATTTTTTATACCTTTTGGTTTTTGGCTTTTTGGGTTCGTTAATATTATCGACAAGATCGACGGAGATAGCAGTTGAATTGTTGGATGAAATATGTGCCTCTGGTTGATCGAGCTTACAAAGAATGGAGTTAAGATCTTCTGTATAGTCTTTCTGAATAGAATACATGCCGCGATGCATTTGATAAGAGTTTTTTATCATTGCTGCGGCATTTTCAATTCTAGATTTAGATCTTTTTGTTTTCACATGTTTTCAACTAGTCAAATAACCCTAATTGTTCAGGTTGGTTTTCAGTATTTTGCTTTTCAATTTCTTCCATCATTTTGGCTAGCCCATGTTCAAAATCTGATAGATATTGAGGATCGCAATATAGTTCTCCGTTATTATCTACTAAGCGCATTTGTCTTAGATTGTCAACTACGTCTGTTCCTGATAAAATAGCAACTTGCAAGCATTTTGCGATTTGTGCAATTGTAGAATCTGATAATTTTAGTGTGGTTGGTGTGGTCATTATGTCTCCGTGGTTTATTTTATTGTACAGAAATATACTATAATTATATTTTCATCGTTGTTTATGAACTTTTTTAATATCTGATTTGTATTCTTGGAATACTTTTCCCCATGGCCAATAAACTAGTACATGTTCATTTATAAATCCAGATATTATACCAATCGGTTTATCCGGTAAGTAGCAATGTCTATATGTAACTAGATCTCCAATCTTCATGATTGCACTTTCGGGCACCAATACGTATTTCTTTTGTCCGCGGTGGTTTCTTTTATTACAGGATTACCATCCGGGTCTTCTTTTTTGCCATATATAAGAAACTTTGATGAGTTTGATTTATATGAAATTGAATTTGGGTTAGCCTGAAGCGATTGTAACATTACTCGGCGTACACAATTTTTTAAATTGATGAGTTCTTCTTCCGAACAGTCTTTTACTAATTTCTTTGGCGAAAGCTTTGCTAGCCATAAAGAATCTGCTTTGATATAGTTTCCGATTCCTGCTATAATTGATTGATCCATTAATACTTTGGCTAATGGCCAATTTGCTTTGGCGTTCATTCTCAGTATATACTCTTCCGAGCTAATATCTTCTGCAATAATATCATGACCTAGTGACTCGAGTTTTTCAATCATTTTATGTTTGCCGCGGACGAATTTTATTGTTCCGAAATTTCGAATATCGTCAAAATATGTTTCGAAATTATTAAATGTAAATTTTACTCGGGAATGATTTGTTTTTGTTTTTGACCAATTTCCTGACATACCCATTGTAAACCACGCAAAGATTTCGTTTTCAATAATAGCGTAAGAAAATTTACCATGAGCTCCGATCCCTATAATTTTCAAAGGAAGATTTTGGTTTATTAATTGTAATCCTGTTAAGTCTTTTTTCAAATATCTTCCGGAAAGTACTTCAACTTTTTGTAAAGTTTGTCCGGACCATAATGCTGCTAATGCTTTGGACATTACTCTAACTTCTGGCGCTTCTGGCATTGAATCTCCTATTGATCAATTAAATTATATCTGCCATTTGTGGATTTTATAAATATTTTATTAATCCCATTCCAATTACTATTAGCGATTGAACTACTGCAAAAATTGTGATTGCTTTAATTTTAAATAATTTCAAAGCTTCTACATCATCTACCAATGCTTTCATTTGAGATGGTGAAACTACATCGTCAACCCTATCTTTCCAGTTACTTAATACTTGAACCCTATCTTCTCTGGCTTTAATCTCTGCTATTTCGCTTTTAAGATCCCCGATCTGCTCTTGGATTTGTTGTATTGATTTAGCCAAAGTTTCTAATTCTTTTAATACTAATTTCGAGTGTATTTCCCAACCGTTTTCATTAGTCATCGTTTTCTCCTTGATAATAAACTTAAAAACTTAAAAACCAAAACGATAACGAAACTAAATATACTTAGAAATCTTATAATTCTATTATTATTTTTTTAGAGAATCGTAAGCCAATAGAGTTGTTGGCCAAAGAGTTCTAGCAATTTCCCAACACGCATATGCAACTTTTTGTATTTCCCATTGAGCCCCTTCATGTGTACGGAGCTCAATAAATTTGATCAAATTATTTAAGTTGCATGTCCCATAATACTGGGTATACAGGTTTTGCGGAAGTACACCTCGAGCTTGTTCACGACAGACTCCGCTGCTCATTAATTCGTTATATAAAAATACACTTTCGACGTGGTGTTTTCTAACAGATGCAGATGCCAAACGTTCGCCTCCATCCTCATAGAAACCTAGGCGTGGATCGATGTGGTCGACATTGGAAGCTTGACGATTACTTTTATGCTGAGTACGGAAATCTTTAGGTTCGTAAAACTTTATATTTTCCTCTGTATAGCGTCGACTAACTTCATTATAAGACCAAGTACGATGACGATGGTGCTGACTACGGACAAATAAAGGCACACTAAAGCGAAAAGTAACAATATTATGCTCGAGCGTGCTAGTATGCCGATGACGTAATAAATACTTGATAAGCTTTTTATCTTTTTCATCCATCTGTTCCTTATGTTTGCCAAATGACACACGGGCAGAATTTACTATAGTAATATCTTCTCCCATATGCTGTACATATTCAACGCAGCCAATACCATCTTCATAAAGATCGATTTTCATTTTTGCTCCATCGTTATATCATTGGTTAATTCATTTCCCCAGATATCCCAGCCTGGTTTTTTAATTCTAGCAAACATCTCCAACTTTCTCTGTGTTGGAAACATTTCTTCAATCCTTTTCCGAAATTCATCAGGTTTTGCGCTGTGTCTAGACCTCTTCTCTTGATGGTATTGTCTCACGTTCCTGGCACCTCGAGGTTGTGGAATCCGGCCTCTTTTTCCAATTAGGCAAAATTCATTTCTGCTCATGGTATAAAACCCGGGAAGAATAGCGTCTTTATCCCAGACAAAACCCATCGTTTTATATTCAAATCCCCAACCTCTAATTAGGTCTATAGATTCTGCAAGAAAAGGGCCAGTAGTCCACATAAATAAGATACAATCACTGGAACAAAATTTCTTAACGTTGAGAGACAACAGTTCTTTAAATGTCATAGTTGGATAATGATCTATGGCTGCGCCAGAATCCACCCAGTTCCCATCCTTTTTGCCGGCAGTCATTCTATTGTTATATTTCCATGGGGGATCACAATATATTACTTCATATTTTCTGTTTTCGGTGCTCACTTTATCTCCTTTAGTAATTCTTCAATATCTAAACCGCCACAGTCAATTTTCTTTTTTGAACAATGATAATGGTTCATAAACCCTTTCCATTTTCCAGATGCCGCTTCTTTGTCGTATGCCCATTTTTCTTTGGGCGCTTCCAAAGGTACACCGCAGCCTTCGTGAATGGCTTTATATAAAGCTTTTAGCGCTTCTATTTGGACCGGATAAAACCAAAGAAAATCGTCTAATGGTTTATTTTGAGCAAGTGCGCCAGACATGATTGGCCGCTCTCCAAAACCGTTACGAACATACCAATTTTGATATTTTGGATAGTAGACATTTGAGATCTCAACGCCAACACCGTGTTTGTTAACAGGGCCGTTGCCGGCATGCCAACACCAGTCATTTAGATCGTGCAACTGAATAATTGTTCCATCGTTGTCGATGCAAAAATGAATTGATATATTCTTTTTAACTAATACTTTTGCGCAGCTCATCGCACTTAGGCATACATCCCAATGAGTAACAAATGATCTTATTTGTCTTTTCCTACTATTCTTTCTTACACCTTTGCTTATAGGATAGGGGAATCCAGGATCCTTGAAAGTATGTACCTTGTCAGCCGGCCAATCAATCTTGATAGGTTTGTCCTGCCACCAGATAACATCAGATGTGTCAGTTATCCATCCCAACTTTTCAAGATCAACTTGAGATTCTCGCTCTGTATTGATTCTTCGAAAAGTAGAAGGTCCGCACATTCCATCCGCATAGAGTCCATTCTGCTTCTGCCATTTTCTTATCGCACTTGTTAATTTTTTATCAAAGTATTTATGCCCAGATATGAACCAATCCGGTTCCCATCCTAGTTTTGTCGCGCTAGCTTCATTGTAAAATTCTTTGTCTACTGCCATTTTATTCTCTCTTAAGTTTAACCTCGAAATTTAAACATTTGAAAGCTTTTCTTATTTTGGTTATTTCAAACTTTGAATTTCTTGGTAAGATCCATTCTTGCTCTTCTTCAGCAAGCTCCATAATATCTGGGGCGTCATTGTCCCAGAAAAGCTGTGTTCCCATTTTGCCGTACCAAAAATTCCATATCCAGCTATTATAATCAAACGCCATTGCCCCTCTACCTAATTCTAAAACAATTGGCATTTCTTCTGTCTGGTATGATTTCGCAAATTTTCTTGCGATGTCTGGTCTTCTGGAAAAAGATGAGTATCCAGGATTCTCTATAATGTCTCCAACATCTGATGACGCTATATATCTTGCCTCTTCACCTGTAACTCCACGGTGGAGGTAACTGTTACAACGTTTGGAAAATAGCTTGATTGCCTTTTCTAGTCCCGGGATTATTTCCCCAAACGAGGCTGCGTGTTTTTTATCGTGAATTAAGAACAAAAGGTCCAACTCTTCGTCACGAGTTAGGGCATTTTTCTTTACATTTTCAGCAATTATATTTCTTAAGTTCATTTTTCTCTAGGGCGTCTTTAAAAATTAATACCATTCAACATTTCCTGTCCCATATGGAATAAAAGGTTCTCCCCAATTACTTCCTTGGTTGTGTACTATTTCGTTATATACAGCTTTAACGATCTCCGCGGATACTTTAGGGTATTCCTCAGGGTTAAGGCTTTCACCGGTATTTGTATCCCTAGGACCGAATGTGAATTCTTCTAGGAAGTAATCTACATCTGGTAATGGACCATAACCGCCACCAGGCTCTAAATAGTCTTGAATTTCCCCAATTAGATTCCTTAAGGAGGCGCCTCTTGCTGAATGTTCTCGATAAATTCTCATTATCTCATAGCGCGAGAAATGAGGAAGTTTTATTTCGGAAATAAGTCCTTTTCTTTTTAGTTTTGAATACTCTTCCCTGATAATTTGCTTGAGTTGTTTTTTAGATATTTTCATTATTAGTTCCAGTTGTGTATTGCCGTTTCTTAATAGAAAATACCGGCAAATAAGAGAATTTGTGGTTTCTTATAGAAACCATATTATAAATATCTAGATATTTTATTATTTCTTAATTATTCTTCATCTTCTCTTAGTGCAAGATTGATTTCCGCGGAAATTTCAATGTGAAGTTTTGGTAATCCTATATGATCTGCCAAACCAAGTTTTTTTGCTTTTTTAGGCTTTATGTACCAATCTGCACGTCCGCGTCTTTGTACTTCTTTTGTGAAATAATCCCTAGGTTTTTTACAGTTGTCTGCCATTATTTCATATATCTTTTTATTTAGGCGTTTGGTTTCTTTTGCAGAGGCCTGAACTTCTTCATTCTTTCCAAAGGCTCCACTTGAAACATCATGGATCATTAATGTCGCGTTTTTTGTGACAAACCTTAGGCCTTCATTACCGCATGAAAATAATATAACTCCGCAAGACATGGCTTTGCCTTCGACAATTGTGGCAACAGGCAACTCTGAATTTTGAATTGCGTCGATCATGGACATCAGGGAATAAACTTGTCCGCCATAAGAATCGATTACAATGGGAATGACTCCTTGCCCTGTGTTATGGGCCATAGCCATTTTATTTGCAAAATCTGCAGCAGAATCTTCATCAAACTTATTTACCCTAATAATAACCGGATTGTGTCTAAGTTCTACTTCTTTAATTTTAGGGTCTATATTAGTCGTCCAATTCATTAATGTGCTCCTTAAGCGTTTTTTTAGTTTCTTCAAAAATATTACCGTCTAATTCAATTCCGATATAGTTTCTTTGTAAATTTTCTGCTGCGTGTAACGTTGATCCCGAACCAGCAAATGGATCAAAAATTAAATCTCCTTTTTTTGTGTGGCACTTGATTATTCTTTCAATTGCTTTAATAGGTTTTGGAGTTGCGTGAGATGTTTTTTTGTCTCTTCTATTTAGAATTTCTGGTACGTCTGTCCAAACATTCGTAATTCTTTTAAATGGATGTACCTTTGTTCCTTTAAAGCCTTTTTTGAAAGAGTTAGGTTCATCGGTATATTGGTGTGCTTTATCCCAGATGAATTGCTTGTTGTCTTTGACAAACCACATAATCTCTTCTCTTGTATATAGCCAACCCTTTCTCATTCCGATACCACGTCTCTTTTTCCATGTAATCAAATCTTTAAAAAAGAATTTCTTCGAGAATTGTGGATGCCACCTCATAAGTGAGTTACCTTTCTCTCCTATGCCACACCAGCAATAAAGAGAGCCAGTTGGTTTTAATACCCGGAATAGTTCATTTACAAATTCCGTATCGATCATTTCTGTATGGTCCCAATGGAATTTTGTTGTAACGTAAGGCGGGTCCATGTGAATTAAGTCAATTGAATTATCATCCAATTTTTTAATTAGTTGACGACTGTCACCTTTGACAAATATGTTTTTCAAAATAGCTCCGTTGCTTTTAATTGGTATTTATATTATACCTTTATTTTCGATTTGTTTAAGATTATCCGCAGGCGCCGAAGCCGCATGCTGTGCATGTCTGGCATCCTTCCTGGTATATAATAGTCCCTTCGGCACTGCAGTTCGAACAAACCGTTGTTGAAGCTTTGGTTCCGTCGACTATGTAGTTCTTTAAACACCTTGAAATAACTTTTGAAAAGGACCATAAATCTGCTTCTTTATCTTTCTGCATCTGCTCTACTAAGTATTGTACCGGAACGCCATGGCGTAGTGCGAGACTTATAGTTCTAGTGTATCCGGCATAGTTAGCATTTGCAAAAACCGAAACAACATCTTTTATGTTTAGCATATCGTCTTCTTTACCGATAGACAAATCATATTTTGAATTAGTAGTTTTAAATGATCTTTTTGAAAGTTTTCCGTTTTTGTATCTTTTTGGAAGTTCTATTAATTCTGCTTCACCGCCGATTACTTCATATGGTTTTCCTTCCATGAGACCGACTAGTACTACCCATTTTTGGCCTTTTACTGATGTGTGGAATATATCACAACTTAAAGCTTCTGGCCGTTTGGGAGCATGTCTTTCTTTAAACTTCGAAGATTTTTGTTCGTCTTCTGTAGATACCAAAACTCCAGATCTGGAACCGTCACGGTAAATGGTGATACCTTTGCAGCCGGTTTCCCATCCTTTCATGTAAACTTGTTTAACTGTTTCAATATCTACGTCTGCCGGCAAATTAGTTGTGTTGCTAATTGCATGGCAAACCCATTTTTGGGCTGCTGCTTGTAAGTCGACTTTTGCGACCCAGTCGATTTCATTTGCGGTAGCATCTGAATATGGGCTATGTGATACTGCTATATCCGGATCGTCCATGTCCCAATCGCAATCTGGATCGGTAGAATCCATCCATTCTTTAAATTTGTGATGATATACAGTATATTCTTGCCATTTATCTCCAAGATCATCGACGAAGTCAATTCTTGCCTCACCGTCTTGCGGGTTGATTTTTCGTCTTCGAGTGTAGTGAAGCATAAATGCTGGTTCGATACCGGATGTAGTTTGAGTTAAGCAAGAAACAGATCCAGCTGGAGCGGTTGTAGTATTTGCAATATTTCTTCTACCGTATTTTTTATATCTTTCTTGTTGCGCAGGAGTAAAATTATCAACAATTCTTTTGATGAACGGATGATCTTTTTCTTTTTCGATATCACAGATCGGGAAAGCTCCGCGTTCCGCGGCTAGGCTAATTGATGCATCGTATGAGTTAAGAGCTAACCATTTATAAAATTCTTCGACTGTTTCAATCGAAGCCTTACTGCCATATTGTTGGCCTAACATTGCTAGTGTATCACCTAATCCAGTAATCCCTAGCCCTGTTCTTCTTCCTAAGGTTGCTTGCTTTTTGATGAATTCCCACATTTCAAATTCTATTTGCTTTATATTGCTCGGCTCTGGGTCTGATTCTATTTTTTGAATAATTTTATCAATTTGCTCAATTTCCAAATCAATCATATCATCCATTAGTCTTTGGGCTTTTTGGACTATTTGAGCATAATGTCCCCAGTCAAATTTTGAATCTTCTTGCCATGGATTGATTACAAACGAGCACAAGTTAACTAGCATAAGTCGGCAAGAGTCTCCAGGGGACAATATGATTTCTCCGCATGGATTTGTTGACGTTGAGCCAAAACCCTCATCTTCGTAAATATCAGATGGCGTCATTTTTGTAGCAGTATCCCAGAATAGAATCCCGGGTTCTGCACTGTTATGTGCGCATTCAATAAGTGCGTCCCATACATCTCGTGCCAATACTTGATTTTCTATTTCAGGTATACCCCCGCCTTCGGCAATACTTTCTACTGGCCAACGTTGCTGATAGTGGTCGTCAAATTTAACAGCGTTCATAAACTCGTCTGTCACACGAACAGAAATATTTGCGCCGGTAACTCTTTTGAGATCTTGCTTGATTTTTATAAAATCCATAACTTGAGGATGATGGACTGAAATTGTTAGCATTAGTGCGCCGCGGCGGCCTCCTTGGGCAACTTCTCTACATGAATTGGAAAATCTATCCATGAAGAGTTCGATACCATCAGTAGTTCTTGCAGCATTTTCACAAGTTACGCCTCGAGGCCTAAGTTTCGAAATATCAAATCCAACTCCGCCCCGGCGTTTCATTATTTGGACTTGTTGTTGGTCTGTATAGAGTATACCGGCATAGCTATCTTCAGGAGAATCGATTACAAAACAATTGGACAACGATTGCAGTTGATGGTCGTTGCCAATTCCTGACATTGGAGAACCTTGAGGAATAATATACTTAAAGTCTTTAAACAAACCATATATTTCATGACGGTTCATTGGATTTGGGTACCTCTGTTCAATTCTAGCGAATTCCTTAGCCAGTCTTTTATGCATATCTCTGGGAGTTAATTCAAAATAATTGTCTTCTAAATCTCTTAAAGCATACTTTGTCATCCAGACATTTGTTGCTAATTCGTCGCCAGAAAAATATTCTAGTGTATTTTTATAAACTTCTTCTTTTGAATATATTTTAGTCATTTTTTAGGTCTTCCTTTGTTTGCTTAACTTTTTCCCAAAGTTCTTTCATTTTTTTCTTAGGGTCTGTTTTCATCTCATATTCCTCTAATTCCTCATCGGCGATAGGAGAAAATTTTGATCTAGATGTATCGATTTTTAGCGGCAAGTTTATACCATCCATACCGGCGCGGTTTTTTGCAACAAATAATCTTCCAAACCCAGTTGCTTTTTCTTCTGGTTTTCGACTTAACCCAACTACTACATCTGAAACTTGTGCTTTTCCGTAAGATTCGCCCATGTTTTCTAATCCTACCATATCTGAATTTGCTCCGGACCTATTAGACTGTGAAGCTGTCCAAACTGGAACATTAAAATCAGCAGCCATCTGCCTTAATTCTTCATATATCAACTGAAGCTCGTGTCGTAAAGCATCATATGATTTTGTTGATCGCATAACATCTGCATAATCTATTATGACAAGAGATGGCCAATAGTTTCTTAGTTTTAATTTTTCCAAATGATTTCTGATTGTATTTACCGAAGCTGTTCGGGTTGGGTAATATTTTATTATCAACTTCCCGAACTCACCTTCTTCGTAGGTCTTTATTACTTGTTCTTTATGGTCCAGTAAATCGGAACACGGTATATTACATATGTTGGCGTCATAACGTTTGCCTGTTAGTGTTTCTGATAATTCGAATGAATAATGGACAACGGTTTTTCCTCTTCTTAAAGCCTCTGCACCCATAGCAACTAGCCAATGAGATTTTCCAACTCCGGTTGGGGCTACGATTACCCCAAGTTCTCCTCTTCCTAAACCACCGTCTAAAACCTCTTTTGCGTCTAATTGAGGTATGCCTGTTGGAGTCGTGATTCTTTGGATATCTTGGAATCGTGCCTCTAAATCTTCGAAGAATTCATGCCCAATCGATTGTGGCATACCTACCGATACTGCTTTTCTCATTAGGTCTACGACTTCTTCGAACTTTTCTCCTTGGACTAATTCTACTGCGTTGACCAGGGCTTCTTTGAAAGCTTGACGTTTACAAAACTGAAGCGCTTGATCTTTTACGTAAGGTAAGTCTTCCGGATTTTGGTTCATTCTCATTCTTTGTAGAAATGAAACTATTTGATCTCTTAAGAGTTCATCACTTTTTTCTTGTTTTAGATCGTCTCTTATAATTTGAATCAGTAGTTGCATTGTTGGAAAACATCGATATTGGTCGTAATAGCCAAAATATTTTCTGCAAAGATATTGAAGATATTTTAGTTCGAAATATTCTGGGCTCATTACTTCGTGCATTTGTTGAGCCCAGTCTTTATCGGTTGCCATTCCTTGGAATATTTTTTCTTGAAATAATTTTCCATAACTACTGAAACTTTTCTGTGTAGTCATTGGGTTTAGTGCTGGTTGTCCCATGTATTCTCCTATCGGGTTATGTATGCGTTGATTCTCATGAATAGACGATCAACATCTAATCCTCGAGGCATATCGATGCCTTCTTTTACTAAGTCTTTTACAAGACCAAATTTATTTTTCTTGGGATTATAATCACCAACACTATATTCTAATTTTTTTATATGTTCAAACGAAAGATTCGAATTGTCTAAATACATAAGTCGCCAGTTTCTTTTTGGGATTTCTGAATTCTCACTAATTGATGTAAGAATTTTAAGAGGACGCTTAATTCTTTGGCGTTCTCTACTCATTCTAATTATATCGTCGACACTAATAAATTCTTCTTTTGATAATTCCGGAAAATGTTTGATAAGTGACTTAAAACCGCAGCCTTTTATTCCTCCAATTCCATCAGAAGCATCCCCAATAAAGCATCTTGCGGTAATAAAATTTTCAACAGTTGTTCCGTATCTATTTAGAACGTAATTTTGGTCTAATATTTTTTTCGAAGCAGGGGAATATTGCAGCGTTTCATCTGAAATTAATTGATGTAAATCTTGGTCCATTGAGACTATCATCTTTTTTTGGCCTTTGAATTTATATCTGCATATAAACCCTATAATGTCATCTGCTTCGCATTCTCCTACATAAACTTGTTGGACCGGTAGATGGCTTAGCATCTGAGTAAGTAAGGAAATTTGGTGATTAAAGTTCTCTTGCGTGTTTGGAATATCTTCGTATATATCAGGCCGATTTAATTTTATTGGCTTTCGATTCATTTTATACTCGGGAAGGATTTTTCTTCTTCTGGCGCTTCCTCCACCTTCCCAGCAAACAATAACTCGGGATGGTTTAAACATTTCGATATATTTTGATAGCGATTTAATAAATCCTATAGTTCCACCTAGGTGATATCCATTTGAAGACATCAGAGGAACTACGGTATATGCTCGAGCAAAAATGTTATAAGCGTCGATTATTAATATTGGTTTATCTTTATTTTCCATCGGTTGAATCCTCGTCTAGCATCATTGCAACTTGTCGAACTTCTTCAAATGACTCTGTGTCAATATCAACCGCTCCGGGGGAACCCATAAGATCTGCAAATGCGTGATTAAATATTATATTTACGTAAGGTCCGTATTGGGGGGATTCCCATACGTCTTTAAAGTCTGCTTTGTAGAATTTTTTCTCTTCTATAATTTCTCCAGATGTTGTATCACAAATAGTAAGCGTCTTCCATGCACCGGTGCCTTCAATATTAATCGCGGTATTTTCATATTCTACAGCGCCATTATCTTTACAGAACCTTCGAAGGACGTCAAAAGTTTGTTCGTGTTCAAAAACTCCTTTGCCGAAATGAATTTCGAAATGGCAAGTGCGAAAAGGAGGAGCAACTTTGTTTTTTATTGTTTTCGCCGAAACATTGATGCCAATAATGTTCCCTTTCTTGTCTTTAATTTGTTGTCCCGCACCCAGCTTGATTCGTACAGATGAGTGAAAAGGGATTGCCTTACCCCCGGGTGTAGTAGTAGGATCTCCATAC